GAGCTGCCAATCCGGGCGGAGTTCCCGGAGCTGCCAATCTGGGCGTAGTCCCCGGAACTGCCAATCCGGGCGGAGTTCCCGGAGCTGCCAATCTGGGCGTAGTACCCGGAGCTGCCAATCTGGGCGTAGTCCCCGGAACTGCCAATCCGGGCGTAGTCCCCGGAACTGCCAATCCGGGCGGAGTTCCCGGAGCTGCCAATCTGGGCGTAGTCCCCGGAGCTGCCAATCTGGGCGTAGTACCCGGAGCTGCCAATCTTGGCGGAGTTCCCGGAACCAACGTTTTCACTTGGCGTCTCAGCAATAGTCTTTTCCAGCACAAAATCCACGCACGCCTTGACAAAGCCGGATAATCCCAGTTTTACGCCGATTTTCAGCTTTCGGGAGCAGAACTTTTTCTTATCATCCGTCTTTGGCTCGTCCAGCGCTTCAACTTCGGCAAACTCGTTCGGCGTTCCATCAGAGCGAATCAAATCGTAATAGTCCAGCACGTCAAATGGATTTTCGCAAAAGTGCATTCCCTTTTCACAGATTTTCGCCTCCGGTTCCTCGAAGACGGTATTTTCCTGATACTGCTTATCCTTGCAGATCAAGTCGGGGTTGAATCCTTTGTAACCTTTCATTTCCCATTTCCTTTCTGTTTTCCTTTATTCCCCCGAGGTACTTTCCCCCACCTGGGCGGGGTGCAATTCCGCTTCGTTGGCCTGAAACAGCCGTACATTTTCGCCTTGCTCATGCTCAAAAACAATCCCCTCTCTCACCAAATCCGGGTGTTCGTATCGAAAAAATTGGCGTTGTTTTTTGTGGTTTCCAATTGATTTCATGATGTTTTCGTTCCAATTCGCTACGAAATATTCTTCCCACGCCTTGCAGCCGTCCCCGTTGGTGGGGCAATCGTCCCGCGTGCAGTTCCTGCAAAAGGGGCTCGCCGAATCGATGTACTGGCCGGGGCGTTCCTTTTCCTTGTCTACTTCGTTTTTCATACTCCACCGCCTTCCGGTAGCTTTTCAAATTCCATCTTCCCGGCCAGCTCGGCGATAAAGCTCTTTACCGCTCCGGGGAGCTTCTGGTAATCGTCCTCCCGCTTCTGGCACACTTGGAACGATCTCTGGAAATTCGATGCAACCACGGACTGCACCGTTTCTGCATCCATCAGCGCCCATTCCTTGAGCTGGGCGGGGCTTCCCACCGTCCGCTGTACCGCCGGTGGCAGCTTCCGGAACTCGTCATCTGCGCCGTACACGCTGTTTCTCAGCGCACCGGCAACCAGCCCCCATGCTTCCATCTGGGTCATCTGCTGGGGCGACTGCATCCGGTGGAGCATATCTTTCAGCTTCCCGATGGTGGGCATAAAGCCGCCGGTATCCGTCGCCATGTACGCTTTTGCAGCGGCGGCAACGGCCTCAAATGGCTCCTCGGAGAACATATCCGCCCAAAGATTGACTTTCACGTTTGCCGCCTCTTTGGACATTCCCCGGAAAGAATCGGGATAATTTGCCTGTAAAAGCGTGAGAATCTGGTACGCTTCCTGTTTATCCATTCCCAAATTCCTCCCTGTACATCTCCGCCAGACGGTCAACGCCGCTGGTATAGCCGCCCGGCTTCTGGTTTGCCGCAGGTCTAGCCGAATTCTGCTCCCTGGAGAGCCAGGAGTTGACAAAGCGCATGATCCCGGCTTTTGTTTTCCTGTTTTTGGGATTTGCCAGAAGCCAGCCACGCATACTCCGCAACTGCTGAGCTACATCCACGGCGGGATACAGGCCGGACAACTCGGCAACCGTCTCCACGGAAATCTCAAAATCCGTTCCGTCAACCAGCGGAAGCACTGCCGCAGGCGGGGGGCTGCTCGGCAGCTCGCCGCAAACCACCGAAGGTGGTATATAATTATCCTTTGCCTTTGCCTTTTCCTTTGTCTTTTCCTTTTCCTTTGCCTTGGTATCGTTCGTACACGGTTGTTCGCCATCGTATACGTCCGTATTCCATCGTTTGCGGATGTTATCGGAGTTTTTCTTACACCGGCTGTCGTATGTTGCCTTATCTCGGTCTATCTGTGCTTTCAAAGTTGGAAATACGAATCTTTCATTACCACGGAGTTGCGGTGCTTCGCCCGTCTTGCTGTAGATTAGGCAAGCCGTGAAAAGCCTCCCCCTCTCCGTGTCATTCAGTTCCTCCATACTGTCCAGATAACTGTGATAAGCGCAGAAATATTCAATCGCCATTATCTAATCCTCTTTAATGATGGAGTACCGCGTAAAGCACGTCCGCTCTCCGTATCGGTTCTTCCCGGTGACGGTTTCGCTTTTGATGGGTACGCCCTGGGCTCTCAAGTCCCAGATTCTTGCACCCAGACGGTAACATCCGTACTCGGTAACAGCCTCGGCCTGAGTGATACTCCCATAGTCTTGCAAATGCCGCAGGATACGCTCACACTGTGTCACGGCCTTACCTCCCGTATTTCAACCTGTATGTAATCCTCGTCGTGGAAATTGTGGGAAACGCTTTTCAGCCAGCGCCGGTTATCGTCCTCGATTACACGGCCTTTCATGGCATCCACGATCATCTTTCCCATGATCGCATGGTTGTCGATATCCAACCGGTCATTCCAGTAGAAAGTCACGGCTACGGGCAGCTTAAAGGGCGTTCTGCGAATGCCCTGGGCGTTCATGGCCGCCAATGTAAGCCAGTGCCATAACTCAGCATCTTTCTTCCGCAATGCCCAGTGCTTCCCGGCGTAGTACGCATTCATACCGTACTCCTTCGCCCACTTCTTCTTTTCCGCGCCGGTCTTCGGGTAGGCGATTCTGAAAACTTCTTTTGCCACGTTTTCGCTCCTTTCAAAGCAAATATTCCCACCGGTTTTTCATTTCCTCCGGTGCCACGTAGTAATCGCGGCGTCGCGCTCCCGTCCAAGCGATTCCACCTGCCCGTCCCGCAAACGTGAAGTTTGCCGCGCGAAGGGAGGCGCCATTTTCGCTTTCCAGTGTGTAGGTGATAATCTTCTTGTATCCCATATCGCGGGCAATCCGGACGCAGGCACCATATAACTTTGTACAAGCGTTTCTTGTTCCGTCGGTGCAATTCCTGTAGATTTCAAGCGTCGTGCCGTCGTCAAGCTTCCTTGCAGTTGGCCTCCCGCATATTGCAACGCCGCAAAGCCGTTCGTCCTCAAAGCATGAAACTGCAAATTTCCCGCCAACAGGGGGTATGTTGTGACGATGATGTTCCCCAACAAATTCACAGGCGGGCTTTATGTGAATAGGCATGATTTTGAGCATTCGCTGCGTTTCCTTTCTTTGAAGTTGGCGGTTTCACCTCCCACCGCCAAGGGAAAATACAAACTATACTGTTAATCTTTTTGAGGAAAGATTGATTTTTCCAGCCTAGAACGGCAAGTCGGCGTCGTCTTCGGTGATCTCCTGATATCCTCCGAACCCCTGCTGGCTGTATCCATTGCCCCGGTTCGTCTGCTGTGGGGCGCTGGGCTGCCCGTATCCGGCGTTTTGCGCCGTCCCGGTATTGGTGGTATCCTGAGAATTGCGCTTGCTGGAAAGCAGCTCAACGTTTGTGGTCACTATCTCAAACGTCCGGCGCTTGTTCCCGTTCTTGTCCGTCCAGTCTCTGGCCTGCAGCGCTCCGGAAACGGCTACGATGTCGCCCTTATGGCCGTACTGCGTCAGGTACTCAGCCCCCTGCCGCCATGTGACGAAGTCCAGAAAATCGGTGGCATCCTTCGTCATTGGCCGCTTGACGGCCACGCTGTAGGAGCAAACCGCCGTCCCCTCCTGGGTTCTTCTCAGCTCCGGGTCGGCGGTGAGCCGCCCGACAAATTGACAATTATTCATGTGTTCTCCTTCCTGTAAATCAGATCGTTTTCATTCCAGCCGGGATAAATGCCCATCAGGTACTCCCGGAAATACGCCCTCATTTCCATTCTTGCCGTGGTCTGGTCGTACCGGTTGTGGCATCTGGGGCAGAGGGTAAGCCCGTTCTGGGCAATGCCAAGCCCTCCCTGCGCCCGGGATATGTAGTGGGCGTTGCTCCATGCCAGAGGGGCAGGGGCGGGAGCGCCGCAGAATACGCAGCATGTCCAGCCGTCAATGCTGTCCCGCTGTGCAATCGCTATTTTCTCGACCCGGGTGAAGTCCCTCGCTTTTGTGTCCTTCCTCAACGCCATTCCTCCTTGAGCAGTTCCAGCTTGTCCGGGGGCAAGGTTTCAATGTCCAGCGCCTTGCAGTCCTGTATCAGATTGTCGATCAGCCGCGCCATTTGTTTGGTGTCGTAGGTGCTGGAACCGTGGTATGCCGCCAGGTTCCGGCACCCCGGCACCTGAGACGCGCCCAGACTGTCCACCAGCCATCCAAGGCCGTTTTTCTGCCAGCTCCGTGTGAAGCGCTCCACGTCCTGTTCTCGGACGCACATGGGCGTGTAATTGTCTCCCACGCCCCGAACGGCGTTCCGGTAGACCTCAACCGGAGGAATCCCCATAGCGGCGGCAAGCTTGTGAATCAGTACCCAGGCATAGGCGTTTGCGTCCAGACTTCGCTTTTCCCGGTGCTCTTTCAGGGATAAGTCGTAGGGCGTGGCCTTCATCTTCCGGATAAAGGCCATTGCCTTGCCCAACTCGGAACGGGAGGGCTTGACCATCAGCCAGCCGCCCTCAAGCTTTGCCTCGGTGAATGTAAGCTCCGTCATGATTGCTGCCACACAAACGCCCGAAGGTTCTTTGTGTCATTGCGGATTGCGAGGCCGGTGATCCGCCCGGTCTTTTCGTCATAGGCGATTTTCTCAACGCTGAACTTATCGTAGCAGTTGAACCTGGTCTTTCCGTTGAAGGACGATGCCTTGATCTCCGCCTTGTTGCTGGGAATCCATACAAACGGGGACGTATACAGTTCTCTTCCGATACCCCAGCGGAACCCAGCACGCTTGAAGGCGTCGCTTGCCTCGCCTTTTTTCTGGTTGCCTTCCTCGTCCTCCCGGCTCTCGATACCACAATCCCATTTCCATTGGATGCCGCCGTTTTCCTGGATAATCCCGATACCGGCGTACAGATTGCCCTTGATCTCCTTGTAGTCGTTCGTCCAGTTGCCCGCCCCTACAGTCTCGTCCAGCAAGTCCATATCCGTCCTCGCCGTCTTGTACAGCAGACACACCAGACCATTTTCCTTGACCTGCTTGACCTTGACCTCAATCTCGTCAGCGGTCAGGAACCGAAACATTCTTGCCATTGTCTTCCTCCTTAAATTCCAGCGGGCGTGTATAGCCCACGGTGCTTAGAATTGCGGCGGTTGTTCGCCTGAACCTTCATATCAACCCATCTGCAATTGCTTGGTTCATAATTCCCATCAACATCGATCCTATCAAGAGTGCACTTTCCACGTTGAGCATCTGGGTCATACCCGCTAGAATAAGCCCACTGTCGGAATGTTTCATAATCGTTCCATTCGCAACAAACCCGGATTCCGCGTCCCCCATAATCTGAATAATATTTTCCGGATTGCAAGTAACACCTTTGCCTCATGGCCTTCCAAACCCGATAGAGCCGCGAACCTGCTTCTCCGTGGATGCGGTTTGCTTCATTCAGCTTTTTTTGAACCAAACAACCACATGATTGTGTATGCCCGTTGCGAAGATTGCTAATAGAAACCGTTGTCTTATTCCCACAGTCGCACACGCACAACCAAATGGCTCTGCCACCATGCCGGTGGTCGATAGACACGGCCGTAAGGTTTCCGTATCTATTTCCAGAAATGTCAATATAGCTTCCTTTAATCACTTTTCCCCGCCTCCACTAAGGATTCAGGCGAACTCCATTCATCGGAATCCACCGGGATAAGTGGGCAAATATGCCCGCGGCCTCTCGTATCTCCCAAGTACTCACCTGTCAATCGGCATTGCTTCCTTGCGTATGTTTCCATACAGGCGCAACTCTCGCATCGTATGTCACCATCCCAGAAGGCGAGTTTGGCAATGGCCAACTTATAATTCAGGCAGCTTTTTTTATCCGCCATAATCCACCTCAATCATAGGAAATCTCCCGCCATTCCTCCCGGCTGTCCATGCAGAGGTCGCAAATGGCATCGCCCCGGATTTTCCAGTATCTATGTCCCACGGTTCTCCCACAGCAGATGCACACCGGAATACTGCTGTCCGTTGCCTGGGGATCGTACAGATAATCGTAATCCGGATTCATGCCAACAAAATCGTCCATTGACTTTCCTTTCTCCATTTGATATACTGTAAATGGTAGATTTTTTATATCGCTTTCCGTCCCCGGTGCTGTAACATCGGGGGCGGCTTTTTATCGCCCTCTGATGCAACGTCCGATACCGGCACCCATCAGGATAGCGCACACCCACATTGCGGGAACTGCCGCCTTGTCTGCCAGCAAATCTGCCTGTTGCCACCAGAAAAGCACCAAATTCAGCCCCGCATAGGGGAGAACATGGAAAACGCATTCCTTGATATTGAACGGCTTCCGGTTCTCCGGCGCCGGCTCCCACCGGGCATCCACGGGTTTATTCCTGCTTGCCATATCCTCACCCCCTGACCTCATGATTTCGGTGGACTACGTCGAAAAGCTCCACGTTCTCATCGTCAAACGCCTTACTTTCCTTCGATTCCATCAAAAGGGATTCCCGCAGATGCTCATTTTCCCGGCGCAAGCGGCGGTTCATCTCCGCCATTGTACGAAGCTGGGTCGTTTCGTTGGGTGTCATTTGGTGTTCTCCTTGTAGGGGCAGACACAATCCATACGAACAACCTGTTCCCACCCCACTCTATTTTTGAACACACGCTCCCCCGTGCAGGATATTTCTGGACCAACCAGCGTTACGATTTCGCCGATTCTGAAATGGTGGTGGCATTCCCCGAAAGGGCGATTTCCGGTAACCACGAACTTGTCCCCGATCTTCGGCTTGCTCTCCTTTGGCTTGTCTTTTTCCTTGCGCTTCTTCTCAAAAAGCCGCTCAACGGCGACCCTTGCGCCCTCCGCTCTGCTGTAGGTATCCTTCGGATTGCACCGGGCTTCTGCGGTCTTCACGTCCCGCCCTCCACGTTTCAGCGTGGCCGTGGTAATCATCCCGTCAAAGCGGAGTACCACGGTGCAGGGTTCCCGCTCAGGCTCTGCAAGGCCGGAAATCATGTCATCATCCCACAGCCAGCCGTATCCGTTATTTTCACCGTAATCTTCCCGCATCCAATATCCGGGCGAAGAGAGGTCTCTGATCGTCATGACTTTTCCCAGCCACTTGTCCATTTTCCCGAAATCGTTCATGCGGTAGGTTCGGTAGTCTACAATCCGCACCTTATCCCCAATTTTGTATTTCGCCATAAATAACTCCTTTCAATTTCGGCATTCTGCCGTAGATTTCAAATCACTGCCATTCCCTTGCAAACGCCCGTATCTCCTTCTCAGAATACCCCAGGGTTTTCAGGATCACCGCCGGGTTGGGGTGGAGAGTGGTCACCAGCTTTCGCAGGACGCTTACCCGCATTTCGGTTTTCCCCTTTTGGTAGTTCAGCAGGTTTTGGTATCCCTCGCCGATTCTTTTCCCAAGTGCCGAAGCGTTATCGCTCTGAATCCCCGCCAGGGGACAGCAGCGGTCAATTTCCTTCCAGAAATCCTCCACTGCGTAGCGCTCGGCATACTGCCGGATTCTAGGCATTGTCTTTCCCCTCGCTCTCTTTATCCGCGGGCTTTACCTTGGGGGCAATGCAATCTACTAGCCCCCGAACGCTGTACCCCAACGAATAGCAGGCAAACGCCATTCCAATTATTGAAAGAATCGTGGAGGTACTCATGTTATTTCTCCCTTCTTCTGAGATTGCTTCTCTCGCTCCCGCTTGATGATTGCTTCCAAAGCGGTCTCCATCCGCTTCTGGATATTGGGCGGCTTCCGCTTCCCATTCAGAATCATGGAAATGTACGCTTTGTTCACGCCCATTTCGTTTGCCAGCTGCTCATAGGTGATCCGCTCATTGTGCATCCGCCCGATGAGCCGCCCCGTCCATTTTTCGGGCATTGTATTCCTCCTTTTAGTTAAAAATGTTGACTGCGGCGGGAAACCGTGCTACAATTTCATGCGTTCCCTGTGTAACAACAGAAAGGGGTGATTTGATGCGGAGCCATTGGCGAAGCAATCTTTTTGCTCTGGCGTTCCGAACTAAGGCAACTGCATGATGCGCATGGAGCACAGCAACCAGATATGCTGTAAGTGATTGGCACGGCTAAGAACCGTAAGACAATTTACGGATTCGGCATTTCTCCCGGCCTAATGCAACTGCCCGGGAGCCGCCGATAAAGTAATTTCGGCGCGTGCCGGGTTGCCGCCGTGTTTCGGTAAAAAATCTGGGGGAAAAGCGTCTGCGATTGTCCGCAGGCGTTTTTTCCTTCCCGCCGCAGTCATTTTATGGTTGCAAAAGTTAACAAAGTGTGCTACTATGTACTTGCGAGGAACAGAATAGCTTTGACGCAGGATTTTTTACCATGGGTCTGGGGTTTTGTTTACTTTCGTAACTCACAGTGCTATTATAGCGTTAACAAACGCAACTGTCAACTGTAAAAGTGATAACGAACGCAACTTTGTCACATTGCACAAAATGCAGGAGTGTTAATTATGGCTTTTTACGAAAATTATGTTAAATTGTGTAATTCCGTTGGGAAATCCCCATCCGCTGTTGCCGTGGAACTAAAACTTGGCAAACCATCTGTAACAAGATGGAAGAACGGGGCAGAACCGAGAGACGCGACCTTGCAAAAAATCGCCGATTATTTCGGCGTCACCGTTGAGTATCTCAAGGGGGAGGAAACAAAAAAAGCCCCCGCCACGAATGGCGAGGTCAGCCCCGAAAAACGGGAACTTCTGGATTTAATTGATAGCCTGTCCGACGATCAGTGCGGTAAGCTTTCCAACATTATCAAGGAGGCTATAAATTTATTGTGAGATTAACGAAAGATTCCAAATATGTGCTGGATATCCTGATTGCCAATCCCCCGCTCGGGAACTCCAACACATACAACGTAATAGCTTGGATGGGCGTTATTGATGAAAAGAAAATTCACAGCTATTCAGATTATACCGGCATTCTGGCATACCTTGCCGAATGTAAATGTATCGAATGGGTGAACGACGCCCACAGCGATTTCCGCTTGACGGAGAAGGGGCGAAATTATAAGGAACTTCGGCACAAGGAATGGCGGTCAGCCATTTTCCACGAGGCAATCGGTTTTTTCCTCGGCGCCTGTTCCGCATTGTTTGTGAAGTTTCTTACAGATTTGATTTGGTGAAAAGTGGACACAGGCACGCTCCAACCTGCATCCAACCAAAACAAATGGCAAGTCGCTTTGCGGCATTACACAGTGTTCGCACAGAATGCAGTTGGCATTAAGGCAGGAGTCTTTGACTTCGCCTTGCAGATTCTGGCATTTTTGGAGCAGTTCTTTTAGTTTTCGATTCTCTTTTCTGAGCGCTCGCTTTGTAACAAACATTTTACCCTCCTTAGCACATATGCAGCCTGTTCATCAGTTAGGGAAAGAATATTCTCCGCCAACTGTTCACGAATGTTCGGCAATGTTCTCCTTTCTTCCATTATATCACGGTTTACTCTGTTTCGCAATGCATTTTTCGTCACTGGCCGTTCCTCCTTTTATATTCAGAACAATTGTTTGCATAACATACAGTAGCACACTAAATGTCCAATAAATCGGACTAATTAAAAAGTTGCACAAAAAATCTTTCTATTCATTGAAAATATGTATCGAACGTGGTATTATTTTCCTGTATGGTCCCCGTTGCAAAAGCATATCCTGTGCCCCGGGGTAGAAAATAAAAAAGAAAGAGGTATCACTATGGAAGATTTAACAAATGAACTCGAAACATCAGGCGAACAAAATACCCCCCAAATGGTATGCCCGTCGTGCGGCGCTGCCATAAGAGAAAATCAAAAATTTTGTGATAACTGCGGCGCTGATCTAAACGCTCCACCCAAGCAAAAAGCCGAACCCAAGAAGAAAAGCTATTTTGTTCCGGCAATTATTGCAATGGTCGCAATTTTTGTCGTAGCGTTCATATTCATTCAGCGAGCTACTAAACCTGATTTTAAGTGGATATACGATACCCTATGTGATTCCACATGGGCAGAAGTAGGGGCGGATGGTAGTTATTTGAGCATTGATACAAATCCGTATGACTATGATGATTCCGGCCTTTATTGCCGTGACGCTTACGTTACAATACCTACCATCAACGGAATGTTGGGACTTCCAGATTCCCTTTTTAATCAGATGAACGAAACATCCGCATCCGATGGGAGGCAAACCGAAACATACAACAGTAAAAATGTAACTGTAACGTGGAAATATCATCCCAATACAGGGCTGGAAGTTACCTATAAGAAAATTCACTAATTTCTGATATGCCCCGCCACCCGTGCCACAAGGTGACGGGGCTTGCCGCCGGTAACGCCGTGTGTCCCTTGCCGGTTGCAATACCACCATACACCCCGCACAGGCGTTTCGTAAAGCCCCAGATGTGAAATTCCCGTTCCATTTTCGCAACAATCGTTCCATATGTGAAACATTCCGTTTTTGGAGGCGGTTTTATGAATATTTCCGAGCATTTATCAGAATTGGAAGCCCTGCGGAAGGAGCGGGGCATGTCCCAGCAGGAGTTGGCAGAAACCTGCGGCGTATCCAAGGCCACGATCTGCCGTGCCCTGAATGGCGCGACGGAGCCGACGGCAAGGCTTGTGCAGAGCATTGAGGCCGCCGTGCAGTACACCCCGGAGGAACACCCGGTGCTACCCGCCCCCGGCCAGTCCATGGAGGAATATGTGGAATATCTTCAGGCAACGATCATCCGCCAGAGCGATGACTACAGGCGGCACACCATGCAGCTGCAAACGCACTACAGCCTTCTCAACCGCCAGAACCGCCGGGTGATTCTGATTATGGGCATTTCCATTGCGGTGCTGGTAATCTTCCTAGTAGGCTGGCTCATCTTCGATATCATGCACCCGGGAACCGGATGGATTCAGAGGTAAGATAAATTTTTACGATTGTCGGAAATATTTTTCCGTTTTTGGTCAATCTGTCTATTGCTATTTTCCATTTCTCGGGGTACAATATAGACGTAGGATAACCACCTACGCTATATAGACGACGTTCATCGTCCGCCCTAACTTGCCGCCTGCCGAGAGCGGGATATAAGACTTCGGCTTGTTGTAAGACTGCCGCTTGCCGGGAGCGGGATACAAAACTCCGGCCTGAAAATGCCGGACTGGCCGCCATGCCGGTTCGGCATTCTTTTTTGGGGGATAACAAATGACAGAGATACAGGACTCCGGAATATACATAATCCGTGATGCTTTCTTTGAAAAATACGGGAACAACCGCTATATGAAGAATAAGCAGGAGAGCCGCCCCCACTACTACGCTATGGCGGACAAATCCGGTGTCCTATGGATGGTTCCAATGAGTACCAACGTAGATAAATACAAGCGGCTGATATATGAAAGTGAGAGGCGGCACGGCTCCGGAAACTGCGTGCATTACCTCATAGCGCCGATATACGGAAAAGACAGGGCTTTTATTATCTGCGATATGTTCCCCGTCCTCCCGGAACATGTACTACGCCCATACAATATCAACAATGTGCCTTATGTTTTGGAAAACAAAAATATAAAGAAAAACATCCGTGTAAAAGCGCTTGCCTACTTGAACATGGTTGAACGTGGGGTTCTACATAGTCCGTTAAATATTATCGAAACCAAGGCCGCGTTGCTCAAAAGCAGAAAGGACTAGAAGACGGAACGGGCAGCCGTCGCCCTTGTTAGGAGATGTGGGAGCGTCGCCCCACCTAGTTCTCAAAAACAGTGGCAGACCGTTTCGGCGGTCTGCCATTTTTTCTAACCGCATGTAAAGGGGGATTCCTTATGGCAAAAAGAAAGAATGAGCCGGAAATAAAGCTGCCAAAAATAGAGCAGCTTCCCTCCGGCGCGTGGCACACACGTGTATTGATAGAGAATCGCCGCGTATCCATTACGAAAGATACATATGATGAATGCGTGGCCGAATATCTCGCCTTGAAAAACGGCCTTGTGGAAGCCCGCGAGAAGAAAGACGGGAAAGACATCACGCTAGAGGAAGCCGTTAAAAGCTACATTGCATCAAAAGAGGGATTTCTTTCCCCATCCACCATTGCAGGGTACGAGAAGTTCAAGCGGAATATGCTGCCAGGCATGATGAAGCGGAACATTTTCACAGTCTCCAATGACCAATGGCAGGCCGCTATCAGGCAGGAACACAAGGCCGGGAAATCCCCGAAGTATATCAAAAACGGGTGGATGTTCTTTTCCGCCTGCATCGTCGCCGCCGGTGCTCCACGCCCGGAGGTGATGCTGTATCCCCCGGAACACAACGAACGGGCATACCTCACGCCGGACGAGGTAGACAAGTTTGTGGAAGCTATAAAAGGTCACCGATTTGAAATCCCGTATCTGATGTGTCTTTCCTCCCTGCGCCGTTCGGAAATGATCGCCATGGACTGGGCAAACATAGATCTGGAAAACAAAGTGATGCACGTTCGTGGAGCAATCGTCATGGGGACGGCTGGGCTTGTGCAGAAACCGCAAAACAAAACGGCGAAGTCCCGCCGCTCTGTGCCTATCATTCCGCCGCTTCTGGAAGCGCTGAAAGCGCAGGAGCAGAAGACCGGAAACGTGGTAAAGGCAAGCGCAGAAACCATCTACAATAATTTAGGCAAAGTCTGCGCCGCCGCTGGGATCACCGTGGTTGATCTGCATGGGCTGCGCCACAGCTTCGCATCTCTGGCCTACCACTTGCAGATTCCGGAAATGATCGCCGCCGAAATCGGCGGGTGGAGCGACTTGTCCACCATGCACAATATCTACACGCACCTCGCCCAGAAAGATATTGCCAAACGCTCCAGCGACTTCTGCGACTACTTCACCGCCGAAGCGATGAAAAAACGCAAATTGGCAACGGAATTGGAAATAAAAAATAAAAATTGCTAGTGCCGCAACAGTTTTTTAAATTTATTTATGGGGTTCGATTCCCCTCGGCTCCACCAAGCAGAAAAAGCCCTAGAAACTTATTCTAGGGCTTTTTTATTGCTTTATCAGCTATATTCCCACGTTCTCCGAACTATTCTGTTGGAAAATATTACAGCAGATTTTAATATTTTCCCGCGTGCGGTACGTTTTTAGTGCACAAATTGGCAACGGATTGGCAACGGAATTTTGCCGCTCATTCTTTGAGCCGCCGCATAATCGCCGCGTATTCTTTTGGGTATATCAGCCGAATGCACTCCATGTGTTCGTCCATCACTTCTAATAGCCGTTTCATTCCCGCTGAATTTGCGGCAATTGCAAACTCGCTCCCGGATATTTCATCATTTTGTGGCGCAGTAGCGGAGGAATACAAGCTTTTGGGGGAAACATCAGCAGAGCGGGAATGTTCCGGAAACATATGATCTAGAATTGTATAGCAAGAGGCCATCAACTGGCATGTTGCCGCCGTCGGGCGCTTCACTGCTTTACATTCTTCGATTGTTTCCAGCAAATCCCGCTCTGCCAACATTTTTTAATCCTCCATACAACGGACGGCCTTTTCCAGAGCCTCTCGCGTCCGGCTGTCCGGCGCTTCATCAATCATGCGCCGCAGTTTATCCACCATATCCTCCTTGGCGTCTGCGCGGCTGTAGCGCCCCATGCTATCGCGTTTACGGCCTCGGTAGCTCACGCCGTCCCGGTAATCGGCTCTATAGCCATCCCGTCCATAGTTGCCCATAGCGTACCAGTCCCCGGCGTTACTGTATCCTTCGCCCATCATGATCTTATCCAGATTCTTCATGGTGTGCGTCAGCTTGTCCACGGTTTCCAGATCACCGGCAGACAGTTCGCCTTTTTCGGCGATTTCGTCCAGTTCCCGGCAAAGTGTATCTCTCAGCTGTTCCCAGTGCTTCATAATTTCACCTCCTAGGCCACGCGCTCAATCATCAGATTGGCGTTGGCAACATCGATTGCCTGCGCGGAGACATTGCGCACGGATAACGCTACGCAGCACCCACGGGGAACATCCACAAACGCGGAGGTCGCCACGTTGAATGCATCTCCCACGGCGGCGGGTGTTGCCGTCGCCGTAGTGGTGGGAAGCGCTTCACCGCCCAGCGCCAGCGCTACGCTGATAGCCCCAGCGGTTCCGCCGGTAGGCACGGAGATGTTTCCCACGAAAAGCACGCGATACCGCGCAATCGGGGAACATCCATTGCAAATGCCCCGAAGTGTCACCAGCCCAGCGCCTTCACGGTGAACAACATACCCCCGCCCGCATTTCACCGGCGCATCGGTAAACAGCACGTTTTGTCCGGCGGGCACCGCCTGGACAGCGTTCGCAGTAAGTTCAACCGCCATTGTTTAACCTCCCTTTGTCGGCGCTGGGCGGTTGTAGCCAAAGCCAAACCCGCCAGCGCTTAAATTATTCATAACGCGGGTAACCGTGTCCGCTTCGTTGCGTGTCAACCCGTCCGCGTCCTTTACCAGGCTACAGTAATCCCGCAGCTCGGCAATGGTGAGCCTGTCCAGATCGATTTTGCCGATGTGGTTAATCAGATTGGCCTTGATCTCCGCAATGCCCATCTCGCCGCCCTCCTTACGCCACGCTGCCGCATCCGTAGCCGTTACCGTAGCAGCAGTTGGGATTCTGCACCTGATAAGCGGGAACCGGGCGGGGATTGTAGTACGCGAATTGGTTCTCCACATAGCCCTTGATCGTGAGATTCTGGGCATTCTGGGAAGCGGCCAGCTGCGCCATAAAGAGCTGCTGATTCTGATCGGCGATTTTCTGATCTTTCGCCGCCAGCTCCTGGGCAGTCAAGCGCTGGTCGATGGAGCGGAAACCGCAGTTCATGGCATCGATGATATCACGGGTGGTGTTCTGGATGGTGTTCCGGGTGTCGCAGCTCTGGGTTGCCATGTTGTAATTCACGCCCTGGATAGCGGCGCGGTTTTCGCAGCAGCACTCCTGATTTGCCATCTGCATCTGGAAAAGCTGCTGCATCAAGGCAGCCTGCTGATTGCACCGGGAAAGCTCCGCCGCCTGGAAACCGTTGCTGATATTCTGGTTCACGCCTGCAAACCCATTCAGCATACCGGTATTCATGGCATAGAAGCCGTCGCAGACACCGTTGTTTACACCGTCAATTTTCCGCTCGATGTTGGAAAAATCGGACGCGAGAACATACCCGTCCACCACGCCAGCGCCGGTACCACGACCGCCGAAGCCTCCACCCCAGCCGTTGCCGCCCCAGCCGAAGAAGCCGAAGATCAGGAAAATGATGATCCATGCAGACCAATCACCGCCCCAGCCTCCGCCATAGCCGCCGTTGTTGCCATCGGTGACAGCTCTGATATCAGCGGGGGTCATTTCACTTGCTGTAATACTCATTTTGTTCTCCTTTCAAAAGATGAAAAATATAACAAAATCTGGCCAGATTATTGTTTACCTTCTAGGCACTCCGAAGCCGAACATGCCCCGGAATTGCTCAAACTGCCCCTGCATCTGCTGCGCCATTTGCTGGGCTTGGTTAAGCTGCTGCTGGTTTACATGCCCGCTCTGTACAAGCTGATTAAGCAGTTGCTGCGGGTCTTGCCCCCTCATCTGCTGCATAAATTGGGGGAATTGGGAAATCATCTGCATAGGATTAGGCATCATTGCGTTTTACCTCCGTTTTCTTGGTATCGCGTTTCCCCTCTGTCAGCTGGTTCAGCCGTTCCTCTACAGCGGAAAGCCGCTGTTCAAATCCTGCGCTGACTGCCTCCGGGGTAACTCCTGCGTCCCGGATTTTGTATTCATACGCTACAATCGGCATTGGTCGCCCTTGCGCGTCCGTCCGCTTTTCGTAGAATACAGGCTTATTGCTGTCCCAGAGCCGCACAAATCCGTTTGCCGTGACGATAAACGCCTCCGCCGCAGATTCCGAAGCTACCCAAATTCGGTCATCAAGGGGCGGCTGTTGGCCTTGGACGGGTATCTGCGGTTGTCCGATTGGCATTTGCGGCTGGAAATAGTTGGGCTGAAAATAGCCGGATTGGTAGTTGGGCTGCATATAAGGATTTGCCATCATTCACGCCTCCAAAAATAGATAGGGTTTTCGTCCATTGAGTTCCAAGTATCGTACAAAACGCCGTTTTCCACGGCAACAACGTGGTTTTTCAGCGCGACAACGTAAATCCCGTCAGGGTATTCCCGTATAAAATCGCCTACGGTGTAGCAATCCGGGCATTCCGCCGGGATTGCCGCCCGCCTGAATCCGTGCCGCCGTAACACCGCGCCCCATACGTTATTTGCGCTAGGCATATCGCATTGGGTCAGCCCCTCGCTGGCCAGCTCAACGTATGATTGATACCAGTCAATTCCCAGAGCCTTTGCCACTGCTCTTACTGCGCAATCGCCGACTTTCGCGGCGCGGGGATTTGGATTAAAGCTTTGAAATTCAGCCATAGGCAACGCCCCCTTTCTTCCTATAGAATAACAAAAAAATCGGTAGGGAAACTCTCGTTTCCCTACCGACTTACAATCACACTTCTATCAAAAAACTATCAGAAGTCTATGTTTTTGGGGAGTATGTAGCTATACTCCTGCACACTGTTATAGGAGTTTTTCAACTTCCTAATGTACCTATCTAATGTGGCAAGGGACATGCCGTAAGCGTGGCACTGCTGTACACGGCTCCATCCGGCGGCTCGGGTGCGAATGATCTTTTCCTCTAGCGGCGTAAGAATCGCCAGAGAACAGAACTCATCCAGAATTACCCGATTCCACGGGACTTTATCCACTTACCACATCAGTCCTCCTTGGGGGAACTGTAAGTTCTTGCCAGTTTGCTATCGGAGATACCGGCGGTGGTAGGATCATTGACCACGCCCAGGATCACCAGCAGGGCAAACACGGCGTTCACCACGGCCAGCAGCTTGTCGCCAATCTCGCCCAAGTCCAGCGTAAAGCCGAACAGGGCGGCCACCGTCTGCACCAGCAGAAGCAGCGCGGGAATCGCGGCCAGCCAGAAGTTCTTGTTCTTGATACGTACAATCCAGTTAATCATTTTGTTTTCCTCCTTAAAAATCAGCCCAGCCCAAGCCGGGCAAGAATAAACCCTACAACAGCGGCCACGACGATGTATATGACCCTTTCCACCACCGACTTCCACCGCTTGCCGGGTTCGTATTTCAGCTCCTGCACGTCCGTGCAGAGGCCATCAACCTTCTCCCCGGTAACTTCCACCTTCTCCGCCATCACCGCAACAGACGTTGCCAGCGTGTTCACCGCTTCCGTGTGCCGTTCCAGCGCGTCCAGACGGTGGGAGTTGGATTTGCTCCGCTGTTCTACCGCAGAAAGCCGCCCAGCGATTTCCGTTTCTTCCATTGGCATACTCCCTTCTCAGCCGTTCCACCGGCTGTACTTCCCGTTGTCCTCGTGAATGCCCCAGCTGTACAGCCCCAGACCGCCCCGCCCGGGGATTTTCTCGGCCTGCACCTCCTGCGCTATGGCATACAGCTTCTCCGGGGAGATCGCCCCTGAGAGGTCTACGGCCTGTCCCGTGGTGTGCAGGGAGTTGGATACTCCGCCCACCTCGGCATTGTGCCGCTTGCACCGCACACCGGAATTCACGTTCAGGGGCACTCCCGCCCGGCGGCGTATCTCATCGGCCATGCGGACGGTTTCCTCTGCGGGTTCTGCAGGGAAGCCGTTGCAGTATTTCCCGCCGCACTGGCACCGGAACTCCTCACGAGTGAAGTACCGGATATCGTCCCAGAACGTCCCCGTCTTCGGCGCGTCGCTGCTTTCCGGCTTCTCTACCTTTACCGCCGTCCCGGCGATAGCACCGATGAGCATTTTCTGGGTAGCGGCTCCCGGTATCCCGTCCACGGTAAGCCCGTAGTCGGCCTGAAACGCCCGGATTGCCCCTTGGGTATTCCTGCCCTCGATGCCGTCAATCGTGCCGGGAGAATAGCCCAGGTAAGTCAACAGGCATTGGATTTGCATTACCGTCATACGTTCACCTCTTCCCAGCCCTGAGGGTATGCGGACGGCGACCATACATTATTGTCCAACGTGGAGCGGTACACTTTACTGCCCTCCGTGCAGCAGTCACCCTTATTGTAGGGGCTGGTAGCCATGGCGACGAATGGCAACGCTTTTGCTGGGTCGGTGCTCCAAGCAAACCCCCACTGCGCTGGAAGTTCCTCTGGCTCCTGAGTGTAGATAGTGCTGTCATAGGGCTGCACCAGCCGCACCACACGGCCAGCAGGCGATTGACATACAAACCCGGCCTTGCGCTCCAGCATGTTTTTGTTTGCGACAGCAGCCTTGAAACTGGGAATGTCGCTATCCGCCGCGTTCAGTTCGGTGCCTGTCATGTCCGGGGCTTTCTCCTGCAAGGCAAGCGCGTTCGCCCGCCCCTGAGCATACATGATGCTTTTTCTTTCCTCTTGTGTCACAGACTGTCAACCCCTTTCTTGTAGGCTTCATCCAGCTCTTTCAGCTGTTCCTCACCGCCGCTGGCTTTCATTTCCGCGATTTTCGCAAGAATGGCGTTTTTGCGTTCTTCTATGGTCATACTCCCAGCGCCTCCTCGATTTCAGATAGGGCTGCCTCATACTCAGCATTCTGGGCAGCAAGCACCTGGTACTGCTCCCGCTCATACTCCCGCTGGGCGGCGTCCAACTCTGCCCAGGGCTTCCACGGGGCGATCATTTCGCCAACGAAAACTGTGCCATCGGCACGTGTCCACGTCTGCCCTCCGGGAATGAAACGGTAGCCCTCAATGTAGGCGTCGCACTTGCCGTCGAATGCGTCTGTTTCAACCTGCGTTCGTCCATCGGCGACGGAGATGTGGCATTTGAAATCGGAATCAAGATAGATTGTTTTCACAGTACACACCTCCTATTATTCGGCATTTATTTTTATCGTAGAACCATTATAACTAGATCCCCAATTTGCGGTTACGTACACAGCGATGTAGTATTCTCCGGTAAAGCTGCTAATATCCAAGGTTAAATCAACCTTTCCACCGTTTCCACTAGCGTATGACGCGAATCCTACTTTTTCAACGCTATTACAGCCTGTTGCAGGCGGGCTGGAGAGTATGCCCAAATAGAGACTTCCACTCCCGGTCATATCAAAAGAGCCATAAAGTGTGTCGTATGATGAAATGTCGTGTTTAACGGTCGTATATAGTGTTGGTCGTCTAGCATTCCCTTCGCCATACTGACTTTGCAGGGTGTCCAGGGTCATATTGACTGACGGAACACTATAGTCATATGCCTTATAGCTCCAATCTACAGTCTCACCATTTTTCTCATATAAGACTAGGGTGTAGCTGAGCACAACATTCTCCGTTTGACCATCCGCTGTGATAGATACGGACTTGTTGGTACTGTCGTTACCATCTGTAGCTGTCACAGTCCACGATCCCGCATTCGGTACGATGCAAGCCCATGTACCACTGGTGTCAGGGGCGGATAGAGTCGTTGTGCCGTCAGAGCAAGTGCAGGTCGAACCGGCGGGATAGGTGATGCCGATGGTAGCGGAGAAAAAAGCGATTGTAACGGTGTACTCTGTCTGAACATCGGCGGTTATGGTGGTCGGCTTGCCATCGCTGTTGACAATGGTTACGTTCCACTTGCCGCTTGCAAGCCCCTTGAAGACAACCACGCCGCTCGTGCCGGAGTTCTTGGTCTTCGTCTTGCCGTCCTTGGAAACAGTCACAGTGACGTTCGCCGGGGCTGTGACGGTAAGGGTGCCGCCTGCGCCGCCGCCACCAGTATTAACTCTGCCAATCATGCACTTACACCGCCTTTCCAGCAAATAATGGTGGGAATTGTAATTGCCGATTCCGGGGCGCTTGCAGCATACAGATACACGCCGCCGTTATAGGTAGCTGCAACAGGGGCAAAATTGCCGTCAATTGCGTCTTCCACAGCAAGAACCACCTCCGGAATCATGGTATCCAACACCCCCGTCAGCGCGATAGCCGCACGGAATGGATAATCCTGATATGTAGAATCAGCCACAAACGCGGATACCGGTACGCTGGTATCCGTGAACAGAAGCTTTTTCAGCTCCACCGCCGTACCGGCTTCCAGATCGGCCAACTCCCGGTTGATGGAATCCAGCACCGATGTGGCTTGCGCCGTGGGATCATCAAGCACATCTTTTACTTGCGCCTGCGTTTCTTGCAGAAGCGTGGAAAACTGGCTCTGCATTGTGCTGGTATCAATGCCCACCTTTTCCGTCACCAGCCCGCACACCGAAGCGTCAAGCCGTTCATCCGTAATCATGGAAGCGGTGATAGCAGTTGTACCGGCCGCAATGGAAATCCGTGCAAGGCTGATTTGCCGGATTGTGCTGTTGTTTGTCAACGCCGGGGCTGCCGCCGTACTGGCCTTTGCGCCTTTCAAGATTTTCACTTCCGGATAGTCCACATAGTTTGTGGTTTTCCACTCCACAATTACGCGATCAATCCGATTCAGAACGCCGTCTGCCGCGTCAACGGCAAGCTGCAATTTGGAACCATCGACGGATTCATTATCAATCCACCACACAATGCCGTTCCTGCCGGAATTTGCCATCCATCCGGTGCCGTCTGAGACTTCCACCGCCATTCCCGGCGTGGAAAGCGCCTGCACGGACGCATTACTGCCAGCGGCAAAAACGCCGGATGTGCGGCCATGATGCCAGCGCATAACGTCTTCTGCGCCTATGTATGTATCTTGGTTATTCGGGAAACTTTTGATATTAGCCATTTAATTTCATTGCCCCCAATGCTGTAAGAATAGGGTCGCCCAGGATAACTTCTGTCCGGGCTTTGTTGCTGTCCAAGGTGTACTTAATGCCCGTAATCCGAGCGCTGAACGATACCCCGAACCGGGCAGATACGCACGATACAATGTCCCCCAGAGCGTAATACTTGCCCAGATCTTCCGGGTCGATGGATACGGAAAAGGACTTTCGCCGGATACGCTTTCCCAGCTCCATCTGTCCATAAGCACGCGCGCGGGCTTTGCAATCAGCCTCAGATTCGTCATTTTCCTGCCGAACGGCTGTTTTGAACCACACTTCCCGGCGATTGTCCCCGGTCGCATCGCCGACGATTTCAACGAATGTGTTATCCTCTCCGCTAAGGCTTCCCTGCACATAGGCCACATTACAGAGGGTGGAATCGTCGTCGTTGATCACAAGGTCTTTTGCGCTTCCCTGTTCCTCCGAAAAGACAATAGCGTGAATGCCAGCCGTCAGGTCGCGCCCCTTGTAGAGGCGGAAAGTGTGTGTCATATCGTCGGGGTTCCAATCCATTGTGTGGCCTATGCCTTTTTCTTCAAGAAACGGGATAATTTCATCCAGCAAATTCCCGCCAATGAAAACATTGTCCGTTTTATCGGTCATCCCGGTTGCCTGTGCAACTTGAATCCTTGTCATTCCCCGGAGATTATCGCGTATCAGCTTGTACACGCCCGTTTCGATAGTTGTCATGTGATATTCCGATGCAATGATTCGCTTATTCAAAAGCCAGTTTGCGGTGTATCCATTCGCAGTTATGCGGTTCGTGGTCGTGTCAATCTTTGTGTTTTCTATCACAAATGTTACGTTTCTGCTCGTATCATACAGGAGATTGCCGACTTTCAACACGTTAATATTGTAGTCGCTTACCGGCGCAACCAGTATCAGCTTTCCGATATCGTTGTAGTAAATATTCATGATAACACTGATTGCGTGCCGGATTTCGTACCGGGTGGAAAAGTCCTCTTTATAGATTTCAAAGCTCATA